CTAACTTATTAAGTTAGGTTAGTACCGTCGCTTAAGTCCATAATCTTAGCTTGCTTTCTGAAGTCAAGTGCTCTGAATTCAGCAGCAGTTAAGTATATGGCCTTGATTCCAAGCATATTGTTCTGTAGGTAGTCTCTGGATTCCATGTACTGAGTAGTAAATAGAACAGGTACTTCTAAGAATCTTGTGTCTAGTACGTAACAGTTACCGCCTCTTACTGCATTTCCATTAGCAGCTAACTGCCAAGAAGTTGCAATATCAAAGTCAGGGAATAAAGGAATTCCCTTGTAGGTAGATACTTGGAATCCGGTTGGATAACCAACTAATGTTCCTTCTCCACCCATCTTAACTTGGAAAGTTCCTTCTCCGATAAAGTGTTGGTTAGCCTGAAGAATTGTACCAAGACGAGTGATTTGCTCGATACCAGTTACAATAAGGTCTGGCTCACCACCGGCTCTACGTACCTTATCAATAGACTGATCTAGAAGACCAGTAGAGAAGTGACGAAGAGTACCGGAATTATCGAATACGTTACCAGCGTTCCAATTATCTGTTGTTCTACCGGAAGCTGTTAGAGAACCGTAGTTAGGTGCACTTGTTACGGAAACACCATTAATTGTTCTACCAGTTACTTCGATAATGTCGTCAATGGAAGCGAAGCCACCACGAGACTTAATGTAGATAATTTCGTTGGTTGTAAGTGCGTTACCGGAGTAAGAGATTGCATTGGATGCTCCAATAGCGGTAACAGTTACGTCACCAGATACGGTTGTTCCATTGTAAACGTCTCCAATATTTACCCAGCCATTGTTAACAACTGTATCAGGAGTACCACCACCTGTTACTACTCTTTGAGCAGCAGCAGCGAGAAGCATTTGATTAAGCTTCTTTGTATGATCAACCATTGCGCTTTCTTGTGCTACCGCAAGTGCGTCTCCAATACCACCTTCAAGAGTACCTAAGAACTGAGCTAGAGCAGATACACCCATTGCTGTCACCATGAACTTTGGTTGGATGTAAAGTGTCTGTAAGTCAGGGCTATCGATATCTGGTAGAGCGGCTACTTCTGTTACTGGTTGAGTAGAAGCATTTCTACCGGAACGAATTCTGTAACCTGTGGTTGGCCCCCAAGCTACCTTTCTCATTAAGTTGAAGAATCTTGTTTGAGAATTTAGAGAATCCCAAACCTTCGCTCCGAAAGTATTTACGAAGAAATCAGAAGCGATCATAGCATCTGCTGGAGGGCTAGATGTTATGTCTTTTGCTAGAAGACCAGACCCAGGGCCAAAGTAGCCATAACGCATTTCGCGTACTCCGCTACCCCCAGGGACACGCTGTAACCAATCGGCTACAGTTTTTGGGCTCCAGACTGTTGACTTATTTAGTGTGCTAGAAATTCCGTCCATGTTTATTTTAAGTCTCCTTCAAACCTTATAGGATTCCACTAGACATTAAGCCAGCTTCAACTCTCATTCGGTTTAAGTCTCTGAAGCTTAATTTCTCAGCAGCGCCCTTCACTAGAGCGTCCTGAGACATGCTTGTTTCCGCCTTACTTAATTGACTGTTTGCTACATCAGGGGATGTGGTAGAACGTGCTACTGTACGTGCCTTACTTAGCTTTGCTACAACAGCATCAGCAATTGCATCGATAGAGATAGCTTTGCTTACTGGCCCAGGGCCAGCGCCGGAACCACCTTGGATTAAGTACATTTCTGCGCTCTTATCCTTGTCGTCTGGTAGATCAACTCTGTTCCCAGGGATATCGCTATCCTTTTCTCCGTAGTTAGAAGAGCTATCATCCTTCGCGAGTCTTGCTCCGCTAGAAGAATTAGTTAACTTTGTACGTGGGCCAGATACTTTCTTACCATTGTTCATTTGCATTGGAACATTGTTCATGGTTACATCAGCAGGGCGCATTGGCTCTTGTTGTTCGTGACCATATGGATCGAATTCTTCACCGTACATATCAAGGTCTAGATCGTCTTCGTCACCGCCAAATTCATCGCCACCAAAACCTTCGTCTCCATGCTCGTTTGGTGGGAATCCTTCGTCCTTTGGAGGCATAGGTGGCATTTCTTCTTGGCCCCCCATTCCCCCTTCCATGTGCTTAATTAGAGTGCTCTGAGACTTTGCAATTGCTTTTAGAGCCTTTGCAAGACTGGATACATTCTTCTTAAGAGTTTCAATATCGTTGCTCTCGTTCACAGATTTATCCTCCTTGTCAGAATAATCCATGCTGTCGTCGTCAGGGCTTTCAGATTCGTCTTCTGCCTTTAGAACGTTTTCAGCTAATTTAATTAGACTTGCGGTCTTTGCCATGAATATCCTCAACTACTTAACT